CTCGGCTCCCAGGCTGATCGCGTCGTCGCCAGCCCCTCGGCCACCGTCGGCAGCGTCGGCGTTTACATGGCCGTGCCTGACATGAGCAAACTTTACGAAGACTCTGGCGTCCGCATGGTCGTCATCAAGTCCACCGGCTCTCCCCTGAAGGGCGCCGGCATCGAGGGCACGTCCCTCTCAGACGAACAGATCGCCGACCTCCAGGCTGGCGTCGACTCGATTCACGAAGACTTCAAGGCCGCCATCCGTGCCAAGCGCGCGCTCGTCGCCGACTCCGCCCTCCGCGGTCAGGTCTTCTCCGGCAAGCAGGCCGCCGCCCAGGGCCTCGTCACTGGCCTCGCCGATTCCTTCACCAAGGCCCTCGCCTCTTTCTAACATGCCCCGCATCTTCACCGACATCGATGACACTATCCTGAAGGACGGCCAGCCCGTCCAGCGCGTCATCGACTACATCGACGAGAACGGCGAAGAGGTCGTCGTCTTGACCAACCGCCCCGAGGCCGACCGCGACAAGACCGTGGCCGAGCTCGATGGCATCGGCTTCGAGTACGACGCCCTGATCATGAACGACTCCAACGCCGAGGCCCCTGCCTTCAAGGCTGGCGTCATTCAGGCCGAGCTCGATGCCGGCCGCCCGGTCGACCTGTTCATCGACAACCGCGCCGACACCCGTGACGCCGTGGCCGCCCTGGGCGTCACCGTCATGGACCCTGCCGACGTCCCCGAAGTCGTCGAAGAGGAAGACGAAGAAGTGGCCCCCGTCGAAACCCCCGTCGCTCCTGAAGCCAAGGTTGCCAATCTCAGCAGGTCTAAGATGACCATCGAAGAGCAACTCGTCACGGCCGCCGCCTCTCTGGCCGGCCTCACTGCCGAACGCGACGACCTCCGCTCCACTGTGGAGAAGATGACCGTCGGCGCTTCCGCTGAACTGGAATCCCTCAAGGTTGAGGCCTCCGTCAAGGATGCCTCCATCGCTACGCTGACCGAAGCCCTCAAGGCCTCCGAAGCCGCCCTCGCCACTTCCCTGGCTAAGGTCGCCGAGCTCGAAGCCGGCAAGGCCAGCGCCTCGAACGAACTCCCGAAGGGCGACAGCCCTGCGAAGATGAGCAACGCCGACATCAAGGCCGCTTATCTCGCTCTGCCCGCCGGTCAGGCCCGCATCGCCTTCTTCAACGCCCACAAGGCCGCCCTCATTTCTTTCTAACCCTCCCTACCTAACACACTACTATGGCTACTGTCCTCCCCACCGCTCCGGCTATCCTGTCTGACTACATCGTCCAGACTGTCGCCGGCAAGCTGCCCATCCTCAACAACGTCTCCGTCAACCTCTCGGCCTCCGTCGGCCGCGCTGGCAAGACCGTCTTCGTCCCGATCATGGGCGCTGGCACGGCTTCGGAGTTCAACAAGTCCTCGAACACCCTCGCGGATGTCGATGGAGCCACGATGAGCAACAGCTCCGTGACCCTCAAACACTTCAAGTACGTCGACGAGTTCTCGCCCCTGGACATCCAGGAGTTCGGCATGCAGTACCTCATCAACGCTTACGCGAAGACCGCTGCTCAGGCCATCGTCGACAAGACCTGGGCTGAAATCGGCTCGGTGTTCACCGCCGCCAACTTCACCACGGAAGAAACCGTCGCCCTCGCTGACTTCGGCTATGACGACGTGACCAACGCCCAGTTCCTCCTCGACTCCGCCAAGGCCGGCCAGCCCCGCTCCTTCCTCGTCGGCAACGGCTACCTCAAGAGCCTCCGCAACGACTCGAAGATCTACGGCTCCCTCAACCCGAGCGCCAACACCGTCGTCACCTCCGGCAACGTCGGTCAGGTCGCCGGCATGGACATCTACCAGTGGAACCAGATCCCGGCCAACGGCGAGAATCTCGCAGGCGTGGCCATGGGACCCGATTCCTTGCTGGTGGCCACTGGGGTGCCGATGGCTGAAATCGCCGGCTTTACCTCCAGCGTCGCCACCGCCGAGTCCGGCCTGTCCATCCAGGTCCTCGTCGGTCAGGCTGAGACGGGCAACATCCGCTGCATCGCCCAGATCCTGGTCGGCGCCGCGAAGGGTCGCTCCACCTCCCTCGTCCGCTACGTCACCGCCTAATCGCGGCCGACTACGGAAACGAAAGGGCTCCGCAAGGGGCCCTTTTTTTGTGCCTGTTTGCCAATGGTCGCAGGTTTAGAATGAGCCTCTATGCTGAGTTCCTCCCCGATGCGAAGGAGATGATCGCGGACTTCGGCGTAGCCGGCACGGCCAACGCTGGGGCAATCACCTTCAAATGCCTCATCTCTGACCCGGCTATTCAAACCGTCCTTGAAGCAGGGGGGTATTGTGAGCGGACCCAGTACTCTGTCCGCCTGCCCGCTGCAACGGCCTCCTGGAGCCTCCCAGACGGCTCTACGGGGGCATCTACGGCCATCATCAGCGGCGGCTCCGTCATCCCGTCCCTCGCCCAGGGGAAGAAGATTGTCGCCGGCGGCCGAGACGTCCGCATCACGACCCAGACCTACAAGCCCGGGTCGGCATGGGTCACCCTGCTCGTCATCGACGACAACCAGTAATGCCGGCCAAGGTCTCCATCGAGCCGAAGTCCCTGCAACAGTTTGTCGAGGCCTGCCGCCAGTTCGCTGCGGGCATGCAGATCACCATGCGCGACGCCGTGCTCGAGCAGGGCATGCTGGCTTGTCAGGACGCGGCCAAGTTTACCCCTCCTTTACCCATCGGAGGAGGCGACGGCCTGAGTAAAGCCGCCCGGACGGCTGGCCTAAATGCCGTTGCCGGGGACATCTCCAAAATCTTTGTGGCCGCAAACGACTCGACCAACAGGTCTGCGGTCGGTTTGATTATCAACCAGATTGCCTTTGCGGTTAAGTCGAACGATATGGGCGCCTTCACGCGTCTGACCAACGGGGGTAAAGCCCTTAGCCAAATCAGCAGCAAGAACATCCTATCGAAGATTGTGCAGGACTCCGACAAGGCCCGGGCGTTTGCCAAGGCCAAGAACTTCCTTAACCGCGCGACCCCAATCAAGAACGAGTACGGGACTCAAGGGTACGTTACCAACCTCCGCACCATTCATGACCAGGTTAAGTCCCGCTTCGGTGGCCGCATCAAGAAAGGCCAGAAAGCCGTCTCGGCCAAGCTCCTAGTCGAAGATAAGAATGAGCTGAACGACTACATCCTCAAGCGCCAGCAGATGGTCGGCATGGTCAAGTCCGGCTGGGCCAAGGCAATGGCTAGTCTTCCGCGGCCAAAGGATAACAACGGCCAGCAGGGCGAGCCCGGGGCCGAGCTGCGAAAGGCCACATGGGTAACCTTGCATAATAGCGTGGCCGGCTACAATCAGACCGCCTTCACCGATAAGATCGCTGAAGTCTCCGTGACTAACTCCATCGGTAACATCAACGGCATCTCTGACGAAGCGGGCGTCCTTCCCCTCGTTTACGGCAATCGCGTCAAGCAGATGCCCGCCATGGTCCGCTACCGCATGCGAAAGCCAATCAACAAGTTTAACCAAAAATAACCGTGGGCACTCTATCCATCCGCCATATCGTCGAGGCTACTCTCGCGAATTATCTCTCCACCCAGACCGGGCTGACCACGATTCAGTTCCTGACGGGCGACAGCGCCGTGACGCAGACCCTCCCGAAGGCCGTGGTCCTATGCGACTCGGCCCGTACTCCTGCCGACCTGCCCGAAGGCCTCGGCAACTTCGACTGCTCGGTCCGAATCACCCTGTTCTCGAACGCCGACGACACGACCCTCGCCGATCACCGGGCCCGCTGCGCGGCAATCTCGGGGAACATGAACGACCTCGCCTCGATTCAGGCGGCCTTCGCGGCTACGGGCGACGCCCTGTGCTATGACGTCACGGTAAGGTCCGAAGACGAGGGCATCGACGAGCGCTCCTGGGCGACGTCTTTCGCTTATGACGTCCTCACCGTACTCAATCCCGACTAAGGGTTGCCAATTGGAGCAGGTTTAAGATGTGCGCCGCAGTAAATACCGGAACCGTTTGCCTCTACGGAATTGGACCTGGTCAGCAGGCCTCGCTTTTCGTGCAGTCCTACACCGTCTCCTCTGGCTTCAACAACACCGGCATGGTGGTCGATGAAAACGGCCGTACCATCACGGCTCGTTATGACGACCGCCGCTCCGAGATTACGGTCGAGGGCGTGGCAAACGCGTCGAGCATCCCTGCTCTCGGCGCCACTCTTTCGTTCACGGTCAAGACTGCGTCGGCCTATCCGGCCGGCTCTGCTTCGGTCAGCTTCTCGGGAGTCATCACAAAGGTCGACGACCGCGGATCTAGTAAGGGCTTCGTTACGGTCTCTCTGACTGCCGAGTCCTTTGAAGAAATCACCTACTGATTGACTCCCCTGTTGAGGGGGTAATCTGAAGGGGTGGACCGCCGCTTCCTAGATAGCCAGATAGACCCGGGGCCATTCAAGTTCCTAGGCCGTACTCTGTACCCGTGGTGCCTCAAGTACCGGGTGCGTCTGCTGGCCTTCGACTCCCCGCTGGTGACGGGCTCCCGCGGCGTGACGCCTGCCGACCTTATCTTCGCCTGCCAAGTATGCGCCGAGGAACCCCTGGGCGGAGTGGGCTGGGTGGACAAGCTGCGGATCGGGCGGATGAATGACAACCCCGCCAAGTTCGAGCTCATGCTCAAGGCCTTCGCCGGATATATCCTCGTCGACCACTGGCCGAAGTTCTGGGAGCAAAGCGAGAAGAAGACGGGCGGGAGCAGCAAAGCCCCGTGGCCGCTGATGGTCGTGGGCAATCTTATCGCCAACGGCATCGAAGAGAAGCGGGCATGGGAGATGCCGGAGTGTCAGGCCATCTGGCTGAACACGGTCTTTGCCATGCGTAAGGGCGTCGACGTGGCGATCATGTCCCCGGAGGAAGAGGCCTACATCGAGTCGGAACTGAAGCGCGTGGCCGATGAGGCCGTTGCCAATCCAGCAGGTTAAAGGATACCGACCATGGCCCAAGACCTCACCGTAAACATCAAGACGACCTCCGACGTCCCCCAGGCGATGGGCAAGGCCTCCTCGGCGGCTAATGGTTTTAACAAGCAGCTAGAAGACATCGGCAAGAAGTTTGGTAATTCCTTCAAGGACATCTTCCTCGGCTTCACCGCCCCGATGGTTCTTATCCAATCAGCAATTTCTGCAATCACCGGCGCCATTGAAAACGCTAAGAGGGAAGCACAGGAAGGGTTTGATTTGATCGCTAAAGGGGAAACTATTTTTGCAAGCTCAGAGGAGAAGCGCTTTGCGGCTTACCTGAAAGCACGAAAAGAACGGGAAGCAGAAATGGAAGCCGTCAAGAAGGGCAAGGTTGAGGTCACCCAGAAG